AAGGGACAATACGCTCCCGTGATTGGTTTATTCGAGGAGCAAAAGAAGGCAAAGACTCCTTGCACTATAGTAGGGGATGGTGAGCAAAGAAGAGACTTCACACATGTATCTGATGTCGTAGAAGCAAACATGTGTGCAATGCAAACAAATTGCAATGGAATTTTTAATATCGGCACAGGTAAAAATCATTCTGTAAATGATATTGCAAAAATGGTCAATAACCCTTATAATACAATACAAATACCAGCAAGACCTGGTGAGGCAAGAATAACTCTTGCAGATAATACAAAAGCAAAAACATTATTGGGTTGGGAACCTAAAAAAGAACTTCATGAATACTTTGAAAACTCCTCTAAGATATCCAGGTGGTAAGTCAAGAGCAGTAGATAAAATTTATTCAAGATTCCCAAATGGTATAAAAGAATATCGAGAACCTTTTTTGGGTGGTGGTAGTTTAGCAATACACATGTCACAAAAACATTTTCATACACCTATTTGGGTGAATGATTTGTATGAACCTTTGTATAATTTTTGGGCATGTTTACAAGTAGCGGGTGATATCATGCAGGAAAGACTTGTTAAGTTGAAAGAAGATAATCCATATCCAGAAAAAGCAAAGGAATTATTTTTATCATCAAAAGACACTTTATCTACTGACGGAAATGATGTCAACAGAGCGATTGCTTTTTATGTTGTGAACAAGTGCAGTTTCAGTGGTCTCTCTGAATCAAGTTCTTTTTCCGCACAAGCAAGTGATTCAAATTTTTCAATGCGTGGTATTAATAAATTGACATCATACATGAAGATAATAAAAAATTGGAGGATAACAAATTTATCTTATGAAGAATTATTAGTTGGTGATGACGATTCATTCATATATCTTGACCCACCATATGAAATAGGATCTAATCTATACGGTAAGAAAGGTGCAATGCATAAAGGATTTGACCATGATGTATTTTTTACTAATTGTGATATATCACAACAAAGATGTTTGGTTAGTTATAACACGACTCAAGTTATAAAGAATAGATTTTTAAACTGGACAGCATCAGAGTTTGATTTGACCTACACAATGAGATCAGTTGGCGACTATATGAACGATCAAAAACATAGGAAAGAGTTACTATTGTCAAACTACTAGATACTATAGTATCACGTAAATTATGCTTTCAACCCAATATAGGTTAAGATTAGAAAAGATCTGCAAAGACATTGCCTCTGGAACTGAGGTAAGTATGGAGGACATGATATGGGCACAGAAATTAGCAAAAGCAAATACAAGTGCAAGAGGTATGTTAAAACAAGCACGAAGATTATCTACAAATCCAAACGAGTCTTTTCTGAATAGCTTGAATATAGGCGATCCCGATTCAAGTAATCATCGTAGGGGTTTTGGTAGTCCAGATGAGATAGTGGACTGGTTTCATCAAGAGAGGTCAGATGACTGGCGACAAAGAGATTGATCCAAGATTTTATCGCACTGGATTAGGCACAGTAGTCGAAAAAAATCCAAAGAAAACATACCCACATCTTTATGGTGTCTTTTTATTAGACTCACATAATACAAGTTGGTTCTACATACGAGAGGATAATACATGTTACTGGGAACACACACGTAAGGACAAGGATAAGGTGACTGCTGAAGCAGATAGTTTGCAAATGGATATGTTTGGAAAACCTGAGTTATCTAAAAAATTTATAATGGATGCTATAATGAGTGTATGACAGAACCTACATGGAAAAAATGGAATATAACTAAAGAAATAGGATTGCCTCCTAGTATTTTTTATTTTCTTGTCATAGCTTGGTTACTTTCAGTGGTGATGATTATAA